TACATTGATGTGCGTAATGCCTGTATAAAATCATTAGAACCAACCGTAGCAGAATTAAATGACGAGTATCTGCGTGATACCCATGTTGAGGGGTTTACGTCAATTGAACAGTTCATTGCTGAGATTGAAAAAGATGACCCTGAGATGAAGATAGAGTTAGATAAGGCTAGGAAAGCACTCTACACCCACCCAAAACAATGGCAGAGTTTGACGAAAGAAGAAGTATGGAAAGCAGTCATTAACGAGGATGATATGAATTTTGTTCAAGCGATTGACAAGGCATTAAGGGAGAAGAATGATGACTAAATTACTAGATGCAGACATATATAAGCCTGTTAAACAATGGCAGAGTTTGACACATGAAGAATTTGTAGCCATTGCTAAATCTATATGGGGGGACAACTTAGGTATGGGGGATGGGTATGGATATACAGTAGCTTGGGCATCTAGTTACGCAACAATAGAGCCGTCTAGCAAGATGTTACTTTTACTTCAAAAGATTGACGAGGCATTAAGGGAGAAGAACACATGATACTCATACTAATTTTACTGGTTGTATTTGCGGTTGTTTGTGGGTTATTACTTCATGCAAGCATTAAGGTTCAGCAGCATAAGGCAAAGCCATACCCATTATTTTTATATGGGTTTCACGAAGATGGAACACCAATTGAAGGGTGGCATGAACTGAAATGATACTCCACCAAATGCGGGTGCTTAACGGCAAGTTCCTATGGCATGGTCGCATGAAAGTAGTAAGGCGGTCAGATAGAAGCAAACGGCTGTATGCAGATATGACAAAGATGCAGAAGTATAGATAAAAAGTGTATACATTGTATATATTAAAGACTAAAAAGTTTGTGTTTAATAATACACAAAATATTACACTCTACCGTGCGGTAATAATCACCGCATAAACTTGCAAAATGTAATACATAGGAGTGCAAATGAAAATTGAGATGATAGGCAATATTGTTGATAATCCTGATGGTAGTGGCACAGTAGAGCTAGAGTGTGATGATGAAGGTAAGCAATATTTAATGCAGTTAGGCTTTGAAGTATTGTTGTTACGTGGTATGAAGGCCATCAAGCATGATAAAGAGATGTACGAAAGGAATAGATAATGATTTACTTTATGACTGCGTTCTTTCTTGCATTAAATAATGCCAACTGGATATGGTGGGGCGGTTTTCTTACTATATGTCTAGCTGAATTATTTATAGGCTTTGTAAAATATAACAATAAGTATTAAATCCGACTTAATGATAAAGGTATATTTTGAAACCCCAAATTGATGTAGAGTTAAAGGCATATTGCACAGAGAAACAGAAAGAGTATATAGATGCAATTAATGAATGTGGTTCAAACCGTAAGGCAGCTAAGAAGTTAGGTATCAATCCTACCGGTATTGATCAAGGTATGAAGTCAGTCAGAAAGAAAGCAGCACTAGCTGGTTATTCACCTGAACATGATATGACTAGGACTGTACCTAGTCCATTTACAGTTAAGGGAATCTCTACTTACTACAACGCAGAAGGTAAACCTAGTGGTCAATGGGTTAAGTCTACCGTAGATGCAGACAAGCGTGAGCAATTCATGCTAGAAGCTATTGAAGCATTGAAAGAAGATATACCTAAGTTAGCCGCAACACTACCACCCCCATTAGGTAACGATAAGTTACTTAACTGCTATGTGATTACGGACTACCACATGGGCATGCTTGCATGGGATGAGGAGTGTGGTGAGAACTGGGATTTAAAAATAGCAGAAGAACTAATTGTTAAGTGGTTTGCTCAAGCTATTCACCAATCACCTAATGCTGATACAGCGATATTTGCGCAGCTATCAGACTTCTTACACTTTGACGGCATGGATGCTGTTACACCAGCCAGTAAACACCTATTAGACGTAGATAGTCGGTTCTCTAAGTTAGTCAGAGCGTCTATTAGAATCTTGCGTAATGTTATAACAATGTTATTACAGAAACACCAAAAGCTACACATCATTATGGCTGACGCTAACCACGACCCAGTAAGCCAGATATGGTTAAGAGAATGGTTTAGTGTGCTATACGAGAATGAACCTAGAGTGAGCGTAGACACTAGCCCTAACCCTTACAATGCTTATGAGTTTGGTAAGACTGCATTGTTCTTCCATCACGGACATAAGCGGAATGTAGCCAATGTATCTCATGTGTTTGCTAGTCAGTTTAGAGAGATGTTTGGCAGAACTAAGCATGCTTACGCACACATGGGACATTTACACCACGTAGACGTTAAAGAGAACAATTTAATGATTGTAGAGCAACATAGAACACTGGCTGCCAATGATGCTTATGGTGCTAGAGGTGGGTATTTATCAGGTCGTGATGCTAAAGTGATTACGTATTCTAAAGACTATGGCGAAGTATCAAGGCTTACGATTAACTCGGATATGTTAGCCTAGCTTCATCTTTACGGCGCAAGTCTAACCCTTTAAGAACTTTGCCGCCTGCTTTGTTATACTGAAGTAGGACTTTTGCCGCCCCTTTAAAGTCGCCTCTGTTTATCTTTTGGCGCATTGTACTTCTTTGGAGTGTCCCCAAACCAAGATTAAAGCTAAAGCTAACAAGAGCATCAAACTGACTTTGTGTAAGTTGCACAGGACAGTACAAACTAACGCCTCGTTCAAATCGTTTAAGGTCTGCAATAAGTAACTCATCTATCTCACTCTTTAAGAAAACTCTGTTGCAATCAGTTGGTAGAACCCTACCGCCATTAATGACATGCCCGTAACCAATAGTCCAAAGACCAGCAGGACAGCGATACGGTGTGCTGTAGAAGCCTTCATAGTGCTTGATTAGGTTTATCCCAACCTCTGAAGTTTTCATTTTCTATCTTTATCGTGTTCTTCTAAAATACGAACCCGTACGTTTATCTCACCTATCTTGTTATTTATTTCTTCTTTCATTTTATTACGTGCTTCAGCAGATAATGGGCTGTCAGTAGGTACACCTTGAGGTGTTATTAATGCAGGCATCTTAGACTTAATGTCAATCAAATCACCTTGCATATTATTAACACTAGAAATCATCCACCCAACCGCAGCCACCAATACTGGAAAAATCATTGGTATAATTTTAGCAAAGTCCATACTAACTCCTATTTAGCAAATGCACGTGTGCCAAAGTGGAAGGCAACGATACTTGCCCATACTGTCTGCATATCACTAGACCACAAGTTACTCATTGCAAGCTGATATGTCGTTCCAGTGTGTACTGCGAAGTAGAATCCAAATAACTCAACACATACAAGAAGACCAAACAAGCCAAAAGTGATAGCAGGCCGTACCATAGCACGTAAATTAATGACCCAAGTAGACGCACCTTTGCCGATTTCAATATCATGTTGGTAGAGCGCTGTCCTTTCGCTAGCCGCAGTCTGCGTCTGTATCTCGTCATACTTTATCTCCTCAAGGTCTTTCTGAAGTGAAAATCCAGCCTTTTGTAATTCTAACTGTTGTGTAAACTGTAACTGAGCCATAGCTAACTCATGGCTTTTATCAGTCTTATCTTGAAAGAAGTCTAGTAGCTTAGGTAAGCCACCAGTTAAGAATGAGATTAGTGTTGTGAATAAAGTTAGCATTTTAGTGTCCTAATATAAACCTAGAAACATAAGACATAACTGCGCCTATAAGAGAAGCAATCATCATCCCTGCCCAAAATCCACCACGACCTTTATTAGCTAAAGCTAATAGTTCGTCTAGAGATGTTTCCATCTTGTCTATCTTTTTTTCCAAAGAAGCTACTGTGGCTAACATTCTGCCATACTCTACACGATCTATTGAATCCATCATCTTTCCTTAGTATTATTATTGAATTACGTTTGTTTAGGCTTTCATTATATAAGCAAGTGCAAAATAAGGCGGTAAGTTAGCGTTAGTGCCACTTACACCTGTTGTACTGTTTGTACCCGATGGAGTACCTGCTGAAACTGCTTGTGTTGTACCCGATGAACCATTACTTGTGTACATATTAATATTGTTAAGACTAACATTCCAACTACTTGTATTGGCTAAAGGGTATGTATGGCTATGGGTTGGTAATACATCGCCAGTAAATGTATGGCTATGACTTACAACTACAGCATCTGCACTGCCGCCTGTCGCATTAACTGCATAAGTAGAGCCTGCACCTACAATAAAACGATCACGTAAGTTA